TGTGGTAGTACATCTTTTCTATATAACCAGATGCAAGGGAAACCACTAATCATTTCTCCTATATGTTGGTCTTCTGGAACATAGTGTGGTAGGATTTTAAGAAGATGTGGTTGTGTTGCCCAGTTTTCTTTTTCTATGTCCTTATAGTCATTCTTTTTTAACCATGAGGCAGGGTCATAAAGACCGAAGGTATTGCAAAGAAACCTACGAAAATATGTACTACCACTTCTGGACGTTGCAATTAACCCTATTCTCATACACCTATATATGTATATGGAAGCACGTGAATCTACATTTGAAGAAGTATACCCTATTTGGAATGAAGAACTCTGGCCGGGTAGAGTAAGTAAAATAGAATCTATGAGTAGTCTGTATTGGAAACAACCTAGAGAGATTATAAAAGATAGTTCTATATTTGATAAGTATACACCATCATTTTTTGTTATCAAAGAAGATAACAAGATTGTAGGTGTCAATAGTGGTTTTAGAACAGATGAAAGAATATATCGTTCTAGAGGTCTGTGGGTTAGAGAAGAATACAGAACTAAAGGGTATGGTAAAACTTTACTGATGCAAGCAATAATTCAAGGTAAGTCTGAAGATTGTCACTGGATTTGGAGTATGCCAAGGAAATCTGCACTTAAAACATACGAAGGAATAGGTTTTAAGAAAAGAGGTAAGTGGATAGATCACGGTGTAGAATTTGGGCCTAATTGTCTGGTAACAAGACAGTTAATTTATAAATAGAGGTAGGAGATTATACATGGCCATTCCAACTACTAAATCTACATTTAAAGACTATTGTTTTCGTTCTCTGGGAGATGGAGTTATCGATATTAACGTGTCAGATGATCAGGCAGATGATCGTATTGATGAAGCGATACAGTATTTTTCAGAGTATCATTACGAAGGTGTTGAAAGGATGTATCTTAAACATCTAATAACACAAGCAGATGTTGATCGTGCCATTACAAATGAAACTTCCACTGCTACAGATACAGTAGATTCTTCTGTTTCCTCAACTTGGTTGTCTGGAAAGAATTATATTCCTCTACCTAGTTCAGTAATTTCAGTGGTGCAAGTATTCCCTCTTACTGGTACAGGATCAGGTGCAAATATGTTTGATGCTCGATACCAGTTACACTTAAATGAGTTGTATGATTTATCGTCAACTTCTATTATTCACTACGAAATGAATATGAATAATTTAGATTTCCTACAACACATTCTTGTTGGAGAACAACCTATTCGTTATCTACAACATCAAAATAGATTGTTTATTGAAGCAGATTGGGATGAGGATTTTGTTCCAGGCGAAGACTATATTATAATAGAATGTTTTCGTAAATTAGACCCTACGACATATACAGACATCTATGATGATATTCTACTTAAAAGATACGCTACTGCTTTGATTAAGAAACAATGGGGTGCAAACCTCTCTAAGTTTAGTGGTGTTGCAATGTTAGGTGGAGTTACTATGAATGGAGACACACTTTATACTCAGGGAGTAGAAGAACAACAAAAAGTAGAAGAAACTATTTTGAATAACGAACCTCCAATTATGTTTGGTGTAGGATAGAGCATGGCGGTTAATAAACATTTTCATACAAGTAATCTTCAGGCGACTTCTTCAGAACAAGCGTTATATGCAAATCTAGTTGCAGAGGCGATTCAAATTCATGGCCATGATGTGTATTATTTGGACAGAACTCTTGTTGCAGAAGATACTGTTTTAGGAGAAGATACTCTATCTAAGTTTAGAACACAAGTTCCTATTGAAATGTATATGGAAGATTCAGATGGTGGATTTGCTGGTGAACGTGAAATTATGAATCAGTTTGGTTTACAGAATTTAAGTGAAGCAACTTTTGTTGTAAGTAAAACTAGATTTCAAGATAAGACAAAACAATTTTCCATAGAAGATGCAACAGACACTTCTTCTGGTGGTGCAATTCTTATGGAATCTGGTACTATTTCTACTAATAAATTTGAAGGTAGTACATATTATCTTATTTCAGAAACAGACGCAACTGATTCTGATAGACCATTAGAAGGAGATGCAATATTTCATCCTACTCTTGGAAAATTATTTACTATAAATTTTGTAGATCACGATGATCCATTTAATCAGTTAGACAATAATCCTGTATTTAAATTACGTTGTCGTTTATTTGAATACAGTTCTGAGAAACTTGATACTGGTATTACTGCGATAGATGCAATTGAAGATGCACTGTCCACTGATACTCTAGGATATCAATTCTCTTTACAACAAGATACTGCACAAAACGAACCATTCAGATTAGAATTATTTGCTGATGATGGTTTGATACTTGACGAAACAGACAGTGATAAGATTATCGGTGAAGATGACTCTAGTTCTGTGGGTGAGAGTATTCTCATGGAATACAGTCCTGATGTTGGCCACGGTGGTTGGTTGTTACAGGAAGACTATATATTAGGTGAAGGTGGTGCAAACACTAATAGTGTAGATAAGACTGCACAAAACGAATTATTTGACGAATTGGATGATACCATACTAGACTTTAGTGAATCAAATCCATTCGGTGACGCTGGGAGTTCATAATGTTAGGTCAACAATTTTATCACGAAACAATACGAAAAGTGGTTGTCGCTTTTGGTACAATATTTAACGATATCCATTTAGTAAGAAAAGATAACGCTGGAAATGTTGCACAGTCTATGAAAGTTCCCCTTGCATATGGCCCAAGAGAAAAATTTCTTGTTCGTTTACGAGAAGATGCAGACCTTACTAAACAAGTTGCAGTTACACTACCACGTATAGGTTTTGAAATTAATTCAATCTCCTATGATGCTACTCGTAAATTAAATCGTGTTCAACAGTTTAAGAAAGTAAAGGGTACTTCATCAAAACAACTTGATACACAGTATATGCCTGTTCCTTATAATGTAGGATTTCAATTATACATTTTAGCAAAACAGTCAGATGATGGACTTCAAATTGTAGAACAGATTCTTCCATACTTTCAACCAGACTACACTGTTACTCTTAATGATAACACTGATATGGGAATTAAAAGAGATGTTCCTGTTGTTCTTAATTCTGTAAATTATGAAGATACTTATGCTGGTGATTTTACTTCAAGGACTACATTAATTTATACTTTAGATTTTACTGCTAAGTTTTATCTTTATGGCCCTGTTACTTCTAATAAGGTTATTAGGACAACTAAGGTTGATCAGTTCACAGACTTACCAGATAAATCTCCAAAACGTGAACAAAGATTGACAGTGACTCCTGATCCAATTGATGCAGATGCAGATGATAACTTTGGATTTAACGAAGTGTCTTCTTTCTTTGAGGACGCAAAATCACTTGACCCAGAGACAGGTGAAGACAAATAATGTCAACAAATAAGATAGATGAGGCCTTAGGTGTGATTGAAATAGAATCCGAAACTAAGGGTGAGGTTATTAATATGGGAAAGGAAATTGTCGTACCCCATGAAACTTCTGCCCTTGACATCGAAGCAGATTACGTTTATCAAAGAAAGAACTTTTATGATCTTGTCGAAAAAGGGTCAACTGCGATTGATGGAATACTCGAACTTGCGAAGGAAGGGGAACACCCTAGAGCATATGAAGTCGCTGGAAATCTCATCAAACAAGTTGCAGAAGTCACCGAAAAGTTAGGTGATCTCCAAGATAAAATGAATAAATTAAAAGATGTTCCCGGCTCAGCACCGAAGAATGTAACCAACGCATTGTTCGTTGGTTCAACTGCTGAACTACAGAAAATGCTGAAAGGAAAAACTTAACCTACAAAGGAGTATATTATGGTTAAATTTATGCAACCACAGTGGTTTGAAAGAATTCCACGAACAATCGCAAAGACAATTACATGGCGTAGTTGGATGATGGTCACTAATAGTATTATTGGTTGGATCGTCACTGGTGATCCTTGGAAGGGTCTTGCAGTAGGATTAATGGCACTTGTCATTAACAGTACACTGTATATCCTACATGAGAGACTTTGGAACCGATTTGATTGGGCAAAGAAACAAACTTCTGATAAGGACAAAGTTCTCTTATAAATAGTGTAAGAAAAGGGAGACTTCATATGAAAACTATCCGTTGGGTACTTGCACATGAACCTATTGAACTGTTTTTACGTGCTGCAAAAAGATTTAAAGCGACTATGGAAGCGACTGCTCCTGGCCGCCTAAATTACGAAATTCTGACACTCTCAGAATATGCAGACAAGTATAAGAATGGGGCAAAGATTACTAAACACGATCTTCTACAACTGATGGAAGATGGTGAGATAGAAATGTCCCAGATGTATACTTCTACTCTAGGAAGAAAACACCACAGAGATATGTGGGCCCTAGATATGCCATTTCTTTTCGAAGATCACGATCACGCAAAGAACGTGTTAGAAGGAGAAATTGGTCAATCTCTTCTCGCTGGTTTAAATGAGAGGACGAATGTTCAAGGTCTGGCATTTACTTATTCGGGTGGTTTTCGTATGATCCCTGCTAATGTAGAACTTCACAAGATTGAAGACTTTAAAGGTGAAAAGTTGCGTTGCAATAAATCACCAATCGCTGAAGAAACTCTAAGTTCCCTTGGTGCTATTCCTGTTCCTATTGAGTTGGAACAGATCAACGAAGGTGTACAGGACGGTATTATCGTAGGTGGAGAATCTACCTATCCTCGATTTTACGGACTGCAACAGAACGAATTCATGAACACAATTAACGATGCAGAACATTCTCTTTTCTTAACATCGATTATTGTTGCAAAAGATTTCTGGAAAACACTGGATGAAGACTTACAAGAACAAATCCAAGACGCATCATTTGACGCTGCACGAGCAGAAAGAGTATGGTCTGTTGAAGACATTGATATTGTCAAGTCGAAATGTGAGAAAGATACTATTAAAGTTGTTACAATGTCAGATGATGAACGAGCTCGTTGGAAAAGTGCTACAGAATATATGTACGAAAAATTCGATGATATGTTCTCGCCTGGTCTATTGGATAGTATTAAAAAGTCAGCGTGAAGATAGTAAATCATAACAATCTCACTTTAACTGAAGCGTACAAGAATGAGTTAGAAAACTATAATCCTTTAGATTTTGATAATCTGGATGACTACAATAGTATTCATGTTGGCGAGTTGTATAACAACTATGTCTATGGTTTGGGTGCGTTAGTAGAAAGTCCATGTCCATATGACAGATTTGGTGAATACAATTTTCTCAATGTAGATTTTGACCCTATACCAGAAATACCCGAAGGACGAAATCGTAATTTCAAAGATATAACAAATCAAAGAGCAGTAGATATCTGGAATATGGATAAACCTGTCAGGGTTTGGTATTCTGGTGGTATAGACAGTTCTACAGCATTGTCTGCACTTATTACTTGGAAACAACCGCACCATGAATTATCTGTGTGGATGAGTGAAGCATCTAAAGACGAAAACCCTACTATGTTTGATAAAATTAAAAATATGGATTTGACTATAGAGTGGTCAAATAAAGAAACAATATTTTTTACAAAAGAACATTGGGATGGTTCATCTATTAATGTTACAGGCGAGTGTGGTGATCCTATGTATGGTACATTTGTTATAGAAAATCACATAGAAGAAATTAACGATCATTGGACAAAAACTATGGATTTTGAAGATGTGAACTACGTGTACAGAGATAGTAATCATCATTCTAAATTTATGCAGTTCTGTGAGGATTACATTAAAAGGTGTCCTTTTGAAATTAAAAACACTTTTGATTTTACGTGGTGGTTAGCGTTTACATTAAAGTGGCAATGGATAGATCGTAGATTGTTTGGTAATTTACCCGATCCTAGTGGTTATAAAAATATGTTAAGTTTCTTTAACACACCAGAGTATCAAATTTGGAGTATGACAAATCACGATCTAAAACATCAAGGAACTTACAAAACATATAAGTGGCCATCTAAACAGTATATCTATGATTTTAATCCAGATTCAAATTACTTAATGAACAAAACAAAAGAGAAAAGTTTTCCAAAAACTGTAGGTAGTCACTCTGCATTGAATTCTTGGCACAAAAATAGAGTAGTTTTCTCAGATGGATCATTTTATCCTGTATTATTTGATATTATACCTTCAGATATTTCTATTTGGGACTTATTTGACAAGTCTCTATGTGATAAATATAAGGGAATGGAGATATCCCATGTATGAATATCGTTGTAAAATACTAAGAGTCGTAGATGGCGATACTGTAGACGTTGACATTGATCTTGGTTTTGGTGTGTGGATGCACAAACAAAGGATTCGTATGTATGGTATTGACACTCCTGAGAGTCGCACAAGAGACTTAGAAGAAAAGAAGTTTGGTCTTATGGCAAAAGAACTAGTTAAGAAGTTCATTCCAGAAGGTACTATGCAAACACTCATTACTGAAAAAGACGATAAAGGAAAGTACGGACGTATTCTAGGTAAGTTTAAAATAGAGTTTCAAGAAGAAGAAACTACTTTAAACGAATGGATGGTAAAATATCATTACGGCGTAGAATACTATGGACAATCTAAAGAGGAAATTGAAGAAGAACATATAAGGAATAGAGAACTCGCTAATCCAGATATGTCTAAAATCTTCAACTTACACTAATGAATGAAACAGTATACCTTGGTAATCCAAATCTTAAAAAAGCAAATGTTGCTCAAGAATGGACACAAGAAGAATTAATAGAATACCAGAAGTGTATGAAAGACCCCATATACTTCATTACTAATTATTTAAAAATTGTCTCTCTAGATGAGGGACTTGTTCCTTTTGATATGTACGATTTTCAAAAGGAAATGGTAGGCACGTTTCATAATAACCGTTTTACAATATGCAAATTACCAAGACAGTCTGGTAAATCTACTACAATTATTGCATATCTCCTACATTATGTTTTGTTTAATGCATCAGTGAATGTTGCTATTCTTGCAAACAAGGCCGCTACTGCACGTGATCTACTATCACGTTTGCAACTCGCATACGAACATATGCCGAAGTGGTTACAACAAGGAGTGATGTCATGGAACAAAGGGAGTTTGGAACTTGAGAATGGTTCTAAGATTCTGGCGTCTTCTACTTCTGCTAGTGCGGTGCGTGGCGGTTCTTATAATATCATTTTCCTTGATGAGTTTGCTTACGTTCCCTCTAATGTTGCTGAACAATTCTTCTCCTCAGTATACCCAACAATCTCCTCTGGTAAAACAACAAAAGTAATGATTGTTTCTACCCCTCATGGTATGAATATGTTTTATAAACTATGGGTAGATGCAGAAGAAGAACGTAACGAATATATTCCTATTGAAGTTCATTGGAGTGAAGTGCCGGGCCGTGATGAAGAATGGAAGAAACAAACTATTAAAAATACATCAGAAGCGCAATTCAACACAGAGTTTGAGTGCGAGTTTCTAGGTTCTATCGATACACTTATATCTGCACGTAAACTAAGAGAACTTACATATAGACCACCTATAACTGCTAATGCTGGTTTAGATGTTTATGAAAAACCCCAAAAAGATTCTACCTATTTTATAACAGCAGATGTTTCACGTGGTACATCTTTGGATTACTCTGCATTTGTGGTATTTGACGTTTCTCAAATGCCCTACAGAATTGTTGCAAAATTTAGAGACAACGAACTAAAACCCCTTCTATTCCCAGCGAAAATCTATGAGGTTGCACGTGCGTACAATCAAGCATTTGTTCTTATTGAAGTTAATGATATAGGTGAACAGGTTGCAAACGCAATGCAATTTGATCTAGAGTATGATAATTTGGTTATGGCATCTATGCGTGGTCGATCTGGTCAAGTTATGGGTGGAGGTTTTTCTGGTGGTAAAGCACAATTAGGTATAAGAACAACCAAGGCAACTAAGAAAGTAGGTTGTTCAAATCTTAAACAGTTAGTTGAAGATAATAAATTAATTGTAGAAGATATGGATATTATCACTGAGTTATCTACATTTATTATTAAAGGGTCATCTCATGAAGCAGATGATGGTTGTACGGATGATTTAGTTGCATGTCTGTTCATGTTTGCATGGGCAACTGATCAACAATACTTCAAAGAATTAACTGATCAAGATATTCGACAGACTATGATGCGAGAACAACAAGACGCACTAGAACAGGATATGGCTCCTTTTGGATTTGTAGTAACTGGACTAGAGGATGAAAATATAGGTCAGATGGTAGATGAGTACGGTACTAAGTGGAGTCCTATAGTACGAAACTACGATTCAGATTGGTAATTACAACCACACAAACATAAATGGAAATATGTATAGTGGCCATGCAAGCAACATGGACATTAACGAAACCTTAATAGGATTTGCGTCTGCAATCTTTGCCGCAGTAAAAGATGACAGTGCGACAGGTGGAGTTACCATAGATAACACTCCAAAATACAATACAAACAGATGTGCATATATGTCGGTGATTCCTGCCTCAATAAGAGATGGCGCTGCAACTATTGCAACCAGAAGGTAAGTAGAACTGGTGGGCATACCCATTCCAAGGATTATACACAGAATTGCAACCAGTGTCAAGAGAAAAAACGTATTACCCCCAGATACTACATTAAGTATCGATGTAATGTGAAAACTAAGTCCAGTTTGATCCATTATTCCTATTATAAGACCTATGGCCGCAGATAGTATAATAAGACTAAACATTGCATTAGATATAGATTCTGCAAGATTCTTCTTGACAAACCCTTTATATTCTGGTATAATATCAATGGAAGATAACTTTGGTGTGGTTAGTAACAACAAAATGTAAAACGTAACCGCTGGAAATATCGAAACCAAAACAACATCCCAATAAGATACCATAAGAATTTCTGCCATAAGAAATGCGGCGGCACCCATAACTGGTGGCATCAGTTGTCCACCTGTAGACGCAACTGCTTCGTATGCGGCGGCCCTAACTCTAGAGTATCCACACTTAATCATAAGAGGTATGGTGAGTTGTCCTGTACTCATTACATTTGCGACTGCACTACCAGAAACGCTTCCAAATACCGCTGAGGAGAGTATAGCAACCCTTCCAGGCGATCTAATATATTTAAGGATGTATTTGATCAGGAAATCAATGATACCGAAATATACTAGTATTTGACCCACCAAAACAAACAAAAAGACGATTCCACACATAATTGCAATAGACATACCTAACATTGCAGTATTGTCTATAACTATATGTGATATCAAGTCTAGGTAGTTTATGTCCAAAAACAGAGGATATATCAGAAAGGCCGCCAGCACTGCTGCGAAAGATTTACCACTGGTTAAGTAACAACTAATCAAGACTAGACTACAGAGTGGTATGGATATACAATATAGTAGTATGTTGTTGTAGTTAGCGTATTCTGTCAGGTATGGATAGTAAAAAAACAACGCCAGGCCGGCACTGAGCAGAGGCAGGCCTATTCTTTTAAATGCATACCCCAAAGAAGTTAATAGTATTAGTATGTACCATTGTTCGTCTAAAAGAGGGTATCCAACATAGAAATCTATGTCAGATACACTCAGTATTAGAAGTAACGGTAAAACGTACTTAGTTAGATTTGAGGATACGGTAAGCAAACCTTGCACCCTTATGCATAGGAACTCCACCAGTAAATGCGTTCATTTTGTTTCTATCAAACCCACTTACCATTTTTGAAGACTTCTTATACACTTCTGCATGTTTGTGCAGTGCAATAACAACATTTTTCACCACATCGTTAGGGACATCTTTGTGTGTCCATAACATATAAGGAAAGGTAATAATACGTGTTGGTTTACGTATTGATGGCCATCTAGGGTTAGGGTTGACCGTAATAACCTCAAAACCAGGCCACCCCTTTAATAGACGTTCTTGTGCGGGCCCGTTATTAAGAGACAACATACGAATACCACCGTCTGTAATTGCATTTGCATGGAGTTTCTTCGCATGACCAGCACCTACAGAAATAATTGCAACATCCACAGAATCACTACGAAATGCCTTCCAGTTGCCGGGCAACGATGTAACAGGAACCATTTTAACATCATCCCATCCTAATGCTGGTTCTGCATTAAGTAGTTTGTGTTTGATATTCCAGTGAAAACCAGGCGCACCTTTGAAACCAGAGGGTACTCGTTTACCCTTTAGATCGTTATAACTCTGAATACCAGAGTTGTCTCGTACTGCAAGACCTGTCTTAAAAAAGTGTAGATTTGCAACAAAACGTAGATTTTTGTGTGCTTTCTTTGATGTACGGATACCTGTATATCCCCAGAAAAAATCAGTTGGATTACTGATACCGAAGTCAATTTTACCAGCATCTACTTTTTCTAGGTAAATTTGTGTTCCTCTGTGTGGTAGAGGAGTTAGTGTAAGTCCAGCCGCACTCATAGTTTTTGCAAGTGCAACTGCTGTTTGGTAGTTTGCACTACCTTTAGTACTTCCCAAAGTTTCTGCATATGCAGATGTAGTCATGGCGACTAATGTTAGTGCCGCAATAATGAATTTCATATCATACTCCTGTAATAAATTCAATTAGATCATTATCAAGTTTGATCCAGCAATTAGAACAAACAACAAGGGATTCATCCATAAGACTGATCACTTCTTGTCTACATTCATCACTAGTACCTACTCTTTTAGATAGTTTCCGTATTTCAGAGTTGTGAGGGTAAAATTTAAGACATACTGTTTCGGCCTCACCACAATGTTTACAGTGTTTATCGGCAAGGAACTCATTAAGTATAACGATACGTTTTCGATAGTTGCGTCTAGCAACCTTCTTAATAGTATCCTTATACTTCTCATAATGTTCATTAACCATACTATTATATATAACACTTATATGTTATAACACATATAAAAAGGGGTTTTTGCAATTCTTTTTTTTATAAATAATTCTGAATAACAATGATATTTCAAACTTTAGGAGTAACAAAATGTCTTTTCTTTCCTCTCCTGGCGTACATGTACGAGAGATTGACCTTACTAATGTAGTTCCGTCCGTTGCAACCACAGTTGGTGCAATTGCGATGCCTGCACAAAAAGGGCCTTCTGGTAGTATAGTTACAGTTGGAAGTGAGCAGGACTTATTGCAAGTTTACGGAAAACCAAACGCAAGTAATTTTGAGTGGTGGTTTACTGCTGCAAACTTTCTACAATATTCCGATCAACTAAAGGTTGTTCGGCCAACATCAGGACATCTAAATGCTGGAGAAGCATCAGGTGTTCTAGTTCGTGATGATGACCATTACTTAAATTCGTACTGGGCAGAATCAGGTGACGGACAAGTAACATCCAATGATTGGTATGCTAAGTCTGCTGGAACATGGGGAAACTCATTAGGACTTCAAGTTTGTCCTTCTGCATCTGCATACGAACAACATCTAGGAAGTAATAACTTAACTGCCGCTGCAGAATCCAAAGGTGACACAGTGGTTGCTGTTGATGACGCAGATGCATCTGGATACGCATTTAATGTGGGAGATTTAATTTCTTTCTCAAGTGCTGATTCATCTTCTGATGTCACTGCCTTTGCACATCTTGCTGGTGATGAAGGTAATGAATACCAAGTCGTTTCAATCTCAAGTAATAATCTAACAATTAGACTTGCTGGTGATCCAAACGGTGCTGGTTTACAGGCAGATATCGCAGATAATTCTTATATTCGCAGACGTTGGGCATTTTACAACCTATTTGATGCTGCGCCTGGCACATCAGCGTATAATACAGAAAATGGTCGTGGTACTGGTGATGAGATGCACGTAGTTGTTTATGACACAACTGGTGATATCACTGGTTTTGATTACGATGTTGCCGGTCAAGCAACAAACTCTGTAATTGAAACTTTTGCTAATCTTTCTAAGAACCCTGTTGCAAAATCACCTCAAGGTAGTTCTATTTACTATCCTGATGTATTCTTTAGAACTTCTGAGTATGTATATTGGGGTGATCATATTGCTGCTGGTACAAATTGGGGAACAGATACAACATCTGCATATACTGCGGTTGTACCTATTACAGTTGTTAACTTTACTGGTGGAACGGACGATTATGCTGTAACTGCTGGTGAACTTAAAACTGCTTATGATGAGTTTAAAGATACAGAAAGTTTAGACATTAACCTCGTACTTGCGGGCCCAAGTTCTGGTGTCGCTAATACTCCTGCTGGTATGGATACACACGTAACAATGATTACTGATCTTGTAGAAGCGAGAAAAGATTGTGTAGGATTTGCTTCTCCATATCGTGCTGGTACTGTTGGTGTTGCAACTTCAATTGCTCAAACTGCAAATGTCATAGATGCATTTGATCTTTGTCCTTCATCCTCTTACATGGTGTTCGACAGTGGATACAAGTACATGTATGACAAGTATAATGATGTGTATCGATTTGTACCACTAAATGGTGATATCGCTGGTCTTTGTGCAAACACCGATAAGGTTGCAGACCCTTGGTTCTCGCCTGGCGGTTATAATCGTGGTAACATTCGTGGTGCGATTAAACTTTCTTACAATCCTAAGAATAGTGAGAGAGATCAGTTGTATCGTGCAAGAGTTAATCCTGTTACTAACTTTCCAGGCCAAGGTGTGGTTCTATTTGGTGACAAGACTGCTCTTACTAAACCTAGTGCATTTGATCGTATCAACGTGCGAAGATTGTTCTTGGTTCTTGAAAAAGCAATCTCTACTGCATCTAAATTTCAACTCTTTGAGTTCAACGATGAATTTACAAGGGCACAATTTAGAAACTTAGTAGAACCTTTCTTGAGAGATGTACAAGGAAGACGAGGAATCTTTGACTTTAAGGTAGTCTGTGATTCTACAAATAATACAGGTGAAGTCATTGACCGAAACGAGTTTATTGGTGATATATACATCAAACCAGCTCGTTCCATCAACTTCATTACCCTAAACTTTATTGCGGTACGAACTGGTGTCGCATTTAGC